TGTCGAGAGTCGTGATTAGCTCCGTCAGGGGGATGTTTCGTTCCATTAGAGTGTCTCCGTTTCGCTTGCGCGCTGGATGATCCTGTCTCCCTCCTCCCGCTCGATGATCAGTTCGAGAATCTGCTCGCCGTTCGCCGCGACGATGGAGCAGATATGCTTGTCGTCGTCGTAGATGGAGAGCGGTTGCGCGCCGTGTTCCTGCACCTCGCCGTTGATAATCGCATTGAATAAATCGATTATGGTTTGGGCATTCTGCTTGCTCTGGATGGTTAGTTTCATTGGTTTGTGCTGTTTTACCGTGCGGTGAAAGTTGGGTTTTCGGTGAATGCAACTTGTAAGCATTCCTTACAGGTTCGCTGCCTTTCTAACTCGCGCATAACCCGTCGGGCGTACGCGCGCGTGGATGGTTTTCTAAGTCCTTTTGGCCCACCTTGCCAGAGCCGAGCTAAGGATTCGTCGCTGAGGTTCTTGCCGTAGTGGCTGAGATAGGCGTTGGCGATGAATGTCGCGGTTTCGCGGTTGGTGACTTGTTGGTGCGCGTAGGACGTTCCCATGATGCGGTTTACGTCGCGCACAAGGATTGGCTTAATCTGAAGCGCGCCTAGCTCGCCGTGACGGCCTTTGGCTAGGTCGTTGCCGTTGGATTCGATTTGGATAAGCGCGGATAGAAGCAATGGATGCATAATTTGATGCGTGAATAAGGTTTATTCGTTCGATTTGAGTTCCTCGGTGAGTTTGTTCCACTCGCGCACACGCTGGCGAGCCTGCTCGATTGCAAACTCCCATTCCTGCTCCTCGCGCCACATTCCGCGCACCACTTGCGGCCTGATGCCAAGATCATGCAGACGCACCATCTCGCATAAAATCTCAATCGTACTCATTGCTTGCCTTTCTCGCGCACAACCCGTCCGCCAAGTCGCTTGGCCAGTCGTTGCGCGTCGCGCTTGGCGTTTTCGCCTTGGAATGTGTATTCGCTGCGCCGGAATTTGCCGAAATAAACTGTCCAGTAGATTTTCATGCTCATTTTCCTCTCGCGTTTGCAATGCAGTCGCGCGCGAAGCTTAGATCCTCGTCGTCGGCCATTGGATGGGTCAGTCGCTCCAGCGCGAGGAGAAGATCAGGGGCTGCGGCAATAAGGCGAGCGTTGGCCAGCTTCTCAGGTTCCGGTGTTTCCGCGTTCGCATGATGATTCATTGCGTAGCATATCAGCGCATCACCTGCGCGGACGTTGATGCCGGTCGTTCGCCATGGGCCGGGGGTAAATTCGGACTTCACAGCGCACCTCCAGTCGCTTTGGAGATAGCCTCGCGAGCGAATCGAATCGAATCGAAAATCTGCCGAGCGGATGCGCCGTCAGGGTATTCGTTGGAATCCTCGGGCAAGGATTGAATGAGTCGATTCAGGGCCGCGAGCAAGTCAGGCGCGGAGGCGATGAGGTGGGCGTTCGCCAGCGGCTCGTCCATATGCGGGGCAAAGGCGCTGACATTGACTCGCGCAAGAACAAGTTCGCCCTGCGGATGATTCAATGACGCATCGCTTCCATCGATGACCTCAAGAACAGACAGTTTCGAGTCGAATCGATCTTCATCGAATCGGACAAGCCAAGGGCCGGGGGTGAATTGGGGTTTCATGGATGCTTTAGGCGTAGATGTTCTCTGTTTCGGGGGTTTCGGCGGTGACGATGCGCGTCGTTTCGAGGAATTCGGACAGTTCACCAAACTCCTCGCGCGCGGCAATGGCTGCTTTTCGCGTGGGGAATAGACAGGTTTCGTAGGTCTGGCCGTCATTCGCGGATTCGCGGAGGTCTGACCAGCCGCCGGTCAAGGTTGAGAGTTGGATTTTGTAGCGCATGGGATGGATTGGTCAGGCGCGAAGCATTCCAGTTTCGATTGCCCATTGGATGCCAAAAGCGGCTTCCTGCTGGTTGTCGTCCAGTCGCGCGCCATTGCAAAGGATGCGCGTGGGAATGAATGAGTTCTGACCGTTCGCCCGTTTGACCGCGCGGGAAAATCGCAGGGATGCGCGAACGGCGGTTTCGATTGAACGATGGCGCGAGATTTCGCAGTCGTTGAACGTATCGTGGAGTGAATAGGTTTTCATGCTTAGATGCGGATAGATTGGCCTACCCTTTCGCGTCACGCTTGCGGCATGGCGCGCGTAGGATGGGCCGGATTATTCCGGTTTGAATTCGCAGAGTTCAAAGAAACAACGGCCTGTTTCCTGGTCCTTACGGCATCGAACAGCCGTGCCGTTTTTCAAATCGCGCGCATAGTTCGGGTACGGTGCAGGTGTTCCGATTTCTTCGCATAGATCGGAAGCCTCGTCGAAAGTTAAGGATCGGATGAATTTCATGGATGCGCGGGGGATTTAGAATTGCTGAATGACGATGCCGCCGTCGAATTCGATGACCTGCGTCTGATTTTGCAACCATTCCAGCGCGGATTTCTCGCGCGCGTCGTCGTCGTCGCCGTCAGGTTCGAAACCGTAGTCATCCGCAGCCTCGCGCGCGGAAGGATATTCTGCGAAGTCGCAGCAGATGGCGATGGGGTCGAGTTCGATTTCTTCGTCCTGGTATTGTTCGATGATTTCAAAATGCTCGAATAAGGCGCGGCGAGCGGGGACGCTGAATTGACTTTCGCGTCCGCAAGCGCGGAAGGATTCGATGAATTGGTATTCGGTGACGGTTTGCTTCATGGGATTTTGATTTTGAATTCGGGAATCGGGATTGATTCGCCGCCGGAACCTACCGTTGCCGATAGGCTCGCGCGGGGAATCAACGGGAACCGTAGCGTTCGGCAATGTCTCCCCATGAAGCGATTCTGTAGTGTCCATTCATTCGAACAATAGTCGGGGAATAGGTTTCCCCAGTGTTCAGATATTCGACCCATGTTCCGTTCCTGGTTTGGAAAGCTTCGATTCCGAATGTCCCGAGTAATGCGTCCAAACAGTGAAGTCGAATGTCGCTTGTGGTGGGCGGATTGTAGCATTCGCGAATGCGCGCTTCACCTGCAGGGAGTGTCTCCAATTCTGCGCGACGCATTCGGAAAATCGCCTTCGCCAGTTTTCCCTTGCCGGGAAATTCGGATTCAATGGCCGCAATGGACGGGGAACGGAAACGGGGATTTTGGATTGTGGTTGTCATGGGATTGATTGATTCGGGGATTTAAAAAACACGGATTGAACGGGAAAGGGGACGGGAAACGCCGTAGTCCGTCACTTGGTTGACGTATCGGGGAGTCGATTCGCGGGGACGGAATTCTAGGCAAGGCCCGGAAACGGAGGCGGAAACGTAATAATCACGCAAGGTGAAGGCTGCGATTCGTTCGCCGTCGGGGAATGGAAGGATGGCAAGGCATTCGTGAGGCTGGCCAATGTTGCGGGGACGGGGAATCTGCCCGATTCGGAAACAGAATTCGGCGAGTGATTCATTCATGGGATTTTGGATTGATTGATTTTGAACGCTGAATTCTGCCCACCGTCGCCGATGGGCAGAGTTTCAGAATTCAAACCAATTCAGCGTAGGAATAGCCTTTCAAGTCCTCACGGATTGAATCAGCAATCCCCGCTTCGAACGCTTCCCAAAGGCTTTCCGAATCGTCCGATTCGTTGAATTCATGGGCAATGAATTCGAATGGGGAATAATCACGGGAATTGGATTCAGCGGCGAAGCAAAGAGCCTCATGGTATTCTGCGATATTGTCGGAATTGACGGTTTTCCCGAGTCCAACCCAATCGATTGAACGGTCGATTGAATCGCCGATGGATGGGACGTTGTGGCAAGCGATACCGTGGCCGTGGTTCCAGCCGAGACGATAGGCACGTTCCAAGTCGGCGGATTGGTAGGCTGCGGGGATTGATTGCGGATAATTCATGGGATTTTGGATTGGGGATTTAGAATTGGGTGATGATGAAAAACCAATAGAAAGCGTAGCCTAAGGCTGCGTAGGTGATGGCAGTGGCAAGGAAGGAGAGGAGTTTTTGAAGCGCGGATTTCATTGGTGAGGACAGACTAGGGTGGAGGCTGGAAAGAGTCAAAGAATATTTTGAAATATTTTGCAATGAGTGGAAAACGAGGGAAAACCTTAGGAAAACGAGGGAAAACGAGTGGCAACTAGACGGTGTCTAGATCTAGAAATCCGATTCCTTGCGGGATTCCTTGCCAGTCCGTACGGTGTCGGAAATGAGAATGCCGAAGGAAGTCTGGCAAAAGGCCTGTAGCCTGTACCTTGCGGGAATGGAATGGGACGCAATTGCTGACAAATTGAAGGTGAACAAAACGACGCTTTGCAAACGCGCTAGCCTTGAGGGTGTCACGAAAGTTAAGAGGGAAATGAAAGCTGAATTTCCTTCTGAAATTTCTGTAAAGACAGAAAAGAGTCTTGAGGCACTGTCCGCTTTGGTTCGAAGCAAGTTGGCCGCCGACGCTGCCAGCACGCTCGAGCGGATTGACTCTTACGCTTTGGAAGGAATCAAAGACGAAGCGACTCGCGAGACTATCCTTGGCTCCGTAGCCAAACGCTCCGCGCTTGTGTTTGGCTGGTCAGAGGCTGGTGAACAAGCGAGCGTTTCAATCAATTTACTCGGATCAATGCCTGACCGATCCGTTGAATTGAACGTCACAAGTGAACCGCCGAAAGAGTGAATATAACAATCATTGGGCAACGCAAGCTGACTTATGGTCAGGATAAGTTTTGCTAATGACAGAAAAGGATTGTTTTCCCTAGGATTGGCACGAATATTGAGGTGGCACCTGGCACCCCCTTTGCGGGTGGGCTTCGTTTACGATACCCCCCTCAAAAATTTTCCACCTTTTTGACCATGTTAAATAAAATTAAAATAGGTCAAACTGTATCTTTAACAACCGCTGAGAGGAAGTTGGCCCACTTCATCGCCAAGAATCGAAACGGCAGCAATCGCTCGTTCAACGTGACGAATCTGAAGATCAGCTTGGACGACGCTGCGACTGTGGATCTGGAGGGAATGTGCGGTGAGATAGCGTTCTGCAAGCTCTTCAATGTGTATCCCGATCTGGATACCGACCGCGAGCCTCCGCATCCGCTTTACGACGCGGTCATCCCGCCTCCGCCGGGATTCCGCATCGATGTCAAAACGACCAAG